GGTTTATGACCAATCACTTCGTGGTATGAACGATTTTCATATAACGGATTTAAGATGGTTTAAAGACCCTCGTTATACTAAAGACTTAGTTTGGGTTAAATGTCAAGACATATGTCATTATATGTTGAATAGAGAACAATATAATGATGATGAAGTTGTTCTTCGTCAATTCGATATGTCTAATTACAAAAAATTAGAAGAGGATGGTTACAAACCTTTTTCGTCTTGGTTTGAATCTATGTCTAAAAAATTCAAGTACGATAGACGTAAAATCGCACAGGAATTGGAGTGTGACTTTTTAGGTTCGGGTGATGGTGTAATTCCTGGTGATATTCAAGAAAACATTGCAAAAAATTTAGTGAGACAACCAATAGAAAAATATATGCAGGGTACTTTTTGGCAATGGAAAGAACCAATACAAGGTCACCGTTATATAATGGGTGTCGACGTAAGTAGAGGTGATAGTGAAGATTTTTCATCGATTAATATAGTGGATTTTGATGAGAGAGAACAAGTTGTTGAATACATCGGTAAGATACCACCTGATGATTTAGCTTCGGTTGCTTATAAATGGGGTGTTTTATATGATGCATTTATCGTTATTGATATAACGGGTGGTATGGGTATAGCAACCTCAAGAAAGTTACAAGAAATGAATTACAGGAATTTATACATTGATGGTATTAATACACAAAATGTATGGGAATATAATAAAAAAGTTATGGAAAAAATACCAGGTATTAATTTCAATAACAAAAGAACACAAATTGTTGCCGCATTTGAGGAACAGGTTAGAAAAGGATTTGCAATACGTTCAACAAGATTATTAAATGAACTGAACACATTTGTATATGTAAATGGTAGACCTGACCATATGAAAGGTGCACATGATGACTCAATTATGAGTCTTTCTATGGCTTTATATGCTGGTGACATATCGTTTAATCAATTACAAAGAAATACATCGAAAAACGTTGCAATGATGGAATCTTGGACGTTATCCGAAAGAACATATGAACCAAATAAAACGTTCTATTCTTACGGTACATCATTTGACCAAATAGGAAGTATGTATACAGACAACAACCAAATTTATCACCAAAATAACCCAATGAATGTTGGTGCGGATGCTTATAAAGAATATAATTGGTTGTTTGGTAAGAGGAAATAAAACATTCATATTACCAATAAAATATAATATATTATAAAGAAAAGTATTTATATACATGGCAGATCAAAATCTAACGGTCTTTCAAAAATTAACAAGAATGTTCGGCTTTCCTGGTCAAACACGACCTGAACAGGCACCTTCTTTTAATTTTAACAAAGATGAAATTTTAAAAACAGATAGTAGAGAAGAATATGAAAAAGCAATGTTACAGGCTCAACAGAGTCAATACATTGCAGACAAATGGACTAAGTTAGACCAATCACTTTACAATCAGTCAGTTTACTATGAACCAAATAGATTGGCAGCATATTACGATTATGAATCGATGGAATTCACACCTGAAATATCTGCGGCTTTAGACATATATGCTGAAGAATCTACAACATTATCTGAGAAAGGTGATATTTTAACCATTTATTCAGAATCAGATAGAGTTAAAGGAATACTTGAAGATTTATTTCACAATAAATTAGATATTAACACTAACCTACAAATGTGGGCTAGAGGGTTATGTAAATACGGTGATGATTTTGTTTATTTAAAAATAGATCCTGAAAAAGGTATTATTGGTTGTCAACAATTACCCAATATAGAAATTGAAAGAATAGAAGGGGCATCTTCTAAATCACCGTTACCAAAAGATTTTAAAGTTCCATCAAGGGAATTAAGATTCCAATGGAAAAATAAAGAAATTGAATTTCAAGCATGGGAAATTGCACACTTTAGATTGTTAGGTGACGATAGAAAATTACCTTATGGAACATCAATGTTAGATAAAGTTAGAAGAATTTGGAAACAATTACTTTTAGCTGAAGATGCGATGTTAATTTATAGAACATCGAGAGCACCTGAAAGACGTGTATTTAAAATTTTTGTTGGTAATATGGACGATAAAGATATTGAACCATATGTACAAAAAGTTGCGAACAAATTTAAACGTGCACCAATTGCCGACGCGAGAAATGGTCAGGTTGATATGAGATTTAATCAAATGGCAGTTGACCAAGATTATTTTATACCAGTAAGAGACCCATCACAATCTAACCCAATTGAAACATTAGCGGGAGCACAGAATTTAGGTGAGATTGCCGATATTGAATATATCCAAAAGAAATTATTAGCGGCGTTACGTATACCAAAGGCGTTTTTAGGTTTTGAAGAAGTTGTTGGTGATGGAAAGAATTTAGCGTTAATGGATATAAGATTTGCGAGAACTATTAACAGAATTCAAAAATCATTAATACAAGAATTAAATAAAGTTGCATTAATTCATTTATATCTTTTGGGATTAGAAGATGAATTGAATGAGTTTACATTATCATTAACTAACCCATCTGCACAATCAGACTTGTTACGTATTGAACAATGGAAAGAAAAAATTACATTATACAAAGATGCAACATCAGACCAATCTCAGGTTGGTATATTACCAGTGTCACATACATGGGCTAAGAAAAATATTCTTGGTATGAGTGATAGTGAAGTTATACTTGATTTACAACAACAAAGACTTGAACGTGCTATGGGATTTGAATTGACAAATACTCAAAACATAATTAAACGTTCAGGAGTGTTTGATGAAGTTGATAAAAAATATGGTATATCTGAAGAAGAGAGAGAAAAATTAGAGGCTCAAGGAGTAACAGGTGAAGCACCTGGTGGAGCCGGTGGTTCTATGGAGATGGGTGGTGGTGCACCCGCCGCACCTGCAGCACCTGAAGCAGGTGGTGGTGAACCATTAAGTGAATCTTTTAAGAAATCTAAAAAATCAAAAATATTAGGTATGTTGGGTGAAGAATCATTAGAGTTTAATGATTTATTTGATATGAATAGAGCTCAACAGAATATTTATGAAATAGAAAATAAATTGAATGATATTTTAAATGACTAAAAATGAATAAATTCGGTGTGGTAAAAACCAAAATGGTAGATAAATTAACAGAATCTTATATAAAAGAAAATAAGAAAGAGGTTAAGGAATTATTGAATACGATAAAAGAAAATAAAGAATTCAAAGAAATGTACTTGTTTTATGAGGAAATAGAAAACAAATACTTTGAAGATAAAGATGTTGCAAAATTATACGTTGAGGAAATCAATACTATTTTAAAAAATCAAACAAAAAATATTTCTGAATTTACAAAATTATTAGATAAGAAATTAGGTGACGTACAAATAAATGAAAATGAATTATATAGTCTATTAGATATACTTTCTGAGAATGATAATTTAAATAATATCGATAAAAAAGTTATTGCAAAGAAAAAATTAGTTGACCACTTTACCACAAAAAAAGAAAAAGTAGATAACGAAAAAGTATCACATACAATCAATGAAAATCTTTTACATACAGTATTAACAAACAACTTCAACGTTCTTTATAATAATACATTAACCGAAGAACAAAAATCTGAATTTAAAAATATAATTTCATTATCTAATGAAGAGATATCTACAAAAACAGAAGAATTAAAAGAATCAATCAAAACTAAAATAGATTCGTTACTAAATGAATCAAATGATAGTGATTTAATTAAAAAGCTTAATAAGGTAAAAGAAGAGGTAAATAGTAAATCAGTCTCGAGATTAAATTATTTCAAATTAGTAGAATTAAAAAATGGTCTTAATTAAGACCATTTTTTATTTGTTGAACATAAATCGCTTTTAACCTTTCTGTTCTTTTTTTAACAGATGGTTTTACAAATTCTTGTCTTTCTCTTAATTTTTGAATTTGCTTGGTTTTTTGAACTTTACTTTTATAAGTTCTTAAAGCAGTCTCAATGTTTTTTTCTTTTGAAATGTCTATAATAATCATATATCTTTAAATATACTACAAATATATTAAAATATTTTTGTTTTTTACAATAAATTTTATTATTTTTTATATAACACCATAAAATTATATAATATGTTATATTAATGAAAATTGGAA